GATGATCCAATGGCTATGAGAATGCCAAGTAGCACCCAAGGATTAAACAGACTCATGGCTTAGGCGGCTCATCATTGTCAACAGCCTCTGCCTTTGCAGATGCAGTAGCTATTGCTTTGACACCAGAGCGACCAGCAACACCACCAAGAACACCAGTAATAAACACCATGATGGTATTGATCTGCTGCGTGTAAATCTTGTCAATTGCTGCCATGCCTGACATTGGCTGAGTTACAAATGAGACTGAATACAGGAACATTGCCACTGATCCAAGAAGAATCAGGGTCAAGGAAAAGATTACGATTGCCCAAATTCTGACTTCAATTTCGTCAGAAGTCATGCGAGTATTTTTGTTCATCACGATTGTTGGCATTACTTTTTCTCCTGTTCGGGTTTGACTAACATTTCTGGACAAGTAGCTGTAGCAGTACAAATAGGTGGCTTGCATTCAGCATTCTGCCAATTTTGAGGGTCTTGGCATTTATATCTGAACCTATCTTCACAGCCCGTCAGCAGCACTAACAGAATTGATAGACCCCAAATGCAATAGATGTTCATTTGTCTTTTTCCCTTTCCTTTTGCTCAACTTTTTGCCTGAGTTTCTCGACCTTTTCAACTTGAGCCTTTGCCTCATTCTTAGTCTCAAGTATGTCAAGATAAAGAAACCCCATCAGTGGCAACAACAAGGCAATCAGCAAGCAAGCAGCAATCCATCCCACTATGTCTTCCTCCACTGACTTACGAACAGTAACCACGCCCACAGGTAGAGGAGGAATATAAAAGTCGCTGCTAGGTACGCTAGTTTTAGCTGGAAGCTTCTTTCTTCCTCCTTGCGTTGCCATAGTTCCCGCCTCTTTACTGCTTCTTGCCTTAACCTTGCCTGAGTTTGCTCCTCTTGTATGACTTCTCTCATGTTAAAGACTTCACTGTACAAAGCACCCATCTCAGGAGGACTCTGGTAGACCATGCACTCCCTAATCTGCACCACCAACTCAGCCATTTGCTGCTGTGCCATCACCCTCTTGAGTGCAGCTTCCATGTAGTTCTGGTCAGGATCGTAGACGTTCTTTGACTTTTCTTCTTCTTCCCTTATGTGCGCCTCTAATTGCTCTTGAATCTTGAAAAACTCTGTCAGACTTTGGACGATCCCAACTTTGACCTGAGTCTCATCAACAGGTGCATAAACAGACTTTTTAGCCTTAGCAACAGGCTTTGCAGCTTGAGGCTTAGGTTTAGTACCAAAGAGTTTGCGGAGTTGATTCCAGAAACCATTAAGTTCTTTGCCAATAGCAACAACTTGCTCACCAGTTTGCTTAACTTGGACAAACTGCTCTTTAGCTTGCTTGTATAGTTCGCAACCCTGCTGAATCTGTTTGACCAGACCAGCCGCCATGAGGCATAACGTGATTGGATCAATTTCAGTCTCCTTTTTTCAAGGCATCTTCAATTCGTGCTTTCAGTTTGCGGTCTTTTACAAATTGATTTGCATAACGAATTCCAGCTAAAACAGGAATTGGTAATCCTGTGAATGCAAGACCACCACCAACCTCAGTTATTGCCAATAGAATAGTTCCAGCAGTACCAGATGTATTCACTAAAGTTCCGGGCGGTACTGTTTGAACATACTGCAAGACTTCATTCAGATCACGAATGGTTTGAGCCTTATCCTTGCCAAGCACAATATCTAAACGACCATTTTTGTCTAAAGCTGTGATTGCATCATTAAGTTTTGCTGGCGAAACAATTTTTCTACCCATTGAATCAGTTCCAACGCCACTTGTTGCAACTTCTTGGATGTGATTGATGGTTGATCCTTGAACCTCTTTCCATGCAGACTGACCATCTTTTCCACTAGTATAAAGAACACGCTTTAAGAACGTAATCTCCTCTGGACTGCCATTCAAAATTGATTTTTGGAATACTTCACTAGCCTCAATTTTTGGATCATCCTTACCTTTTACCTTTGTGAGTAAATTGGCAACAATTGCACGACCTTCAAACTTACGAGCCTGTTGCTCACGCAATGCTCTGGCTTGTTTGTACAAATCACCGCCAACACCATCAGTAGATGCGTCAATTACTTGTTTGAGTTCACTACCAAACTTTTTATTTGTTGGTTCTATGCCAATTGTTTTGCCAATGCTTTGACGCAATAACTCAGTATTTTTTAAATCTGCTGGCAAGGCTCTAATTGTTCCATCAGCAAGTTGCTCAAATACTCCAAGTTGAATGCCTTTATTTTTTGCAACATTGATAATAGGAGCAACTGATGACTCTGGCATATTTTGATTGATGTAGTCAGCCAATGAATCAAGTTTCACTGGTGCTTGAAGTTGACCAGCATTTTCAGCCTTTGTATATGCCGCATTTGTCTTTGCTTTTGCGCCTTGCCAACCTTGAGATAAGGCATCAATGACCTTGTTTCCTGTACCAGCAAATCCAGTTTGAGCCGCTTTAGCACCTGTCATTTCCATTAAAGCATCAAAGTTTTGCAAAACTTCCAAATTATTTTGTTCAACTCTTTGACGTAAAGGTGCGCCCAATTCACTTTTCATTTGTTCTTTTTCAAATGCAAGTTGTCCAGCCTCACGGGTTGCAGCACCCTTAGTTAACGTCACTGGTACAGGCAGATTTTCTGCTGTAGTTGAACGAACTAAAGGCATTGCGGTAGCTGCCGCACCACCACTTTGACGCATAGCTTGTGCTGATGGGGCTTCTTGGAAAGCACTACGAACAGTAGAAACTCCACGCTGGACAGGTAAAACAATGGCTTGTTTTGCCCCTTGAGAAAATAAACCTGATGGCATCACTGGTGCAATTGGAATCAACTCAGACCCTACTCTACCAAGCATTTCAAGCTGTTCTTGTCCAGCTTGAGTCCTTGGGGCGTAAGTGTATTGCTGACCACCTAATGCGGCTCTCTGCTCAATTCTTCTAGCCGCTTCAGGAGTACCAAACTGACCAGATTTAACTTCTTCATAAGCACCAGTTATAGCCCCGCCAACAGTACCAGCAAGACCAGTAGTGCCGCCAGTTAAGAGAGTCAATCCTGTCTCACCAGCACCAATCAACTTTTCACCAAAAGTAGTTTCTTTATAGGGTTGTGTCTGAGGTTGTGGTTGAGAAACTGCAAAATCTTCAGGTTTAGCCAAACCGTTACGAATGGCCTTTTCCATGATTTGAGCCTTAGTTGTTCCTTCTGGAACATCCTTGATAACTACGCCGTTTGGCAGTTCAATATCCATGACAATCCTTTAATTGAGGTCATCCCAGCTTTTTGCGGATTTACCTGATTTTTGTGTTGGTATTTGCTCAACAGCACCACTTGAATCAATCTTAATCAATCCTGCATACGGGTCTAAGATGTCCATTTCATCACCGCCAAATTCTTTGTTTTTCTTGACGTATTGTTTGCGATAAGCATTCAATTGAGATTGTTTGTTTTTAACAAGTTCGGTAGCTATGTTTTTCAAATCTTCTCGTTGTTTAGGGGTAAAACTTCCACCCTCTAATACGCCTTGAACTAATAGTTGGAATCTAGTTGGGATATTTGGATTCCCAATAATTGTCTTTTTATCACCCTCTTGAACAGCACCAGAGTTATCATAAATCTTTGCTATGTTGTATAAGAGTGAACTATCAGCACTTGGGTTTCCAGCATTAGCCAATGCAACAGATGATAATACTCCCTTATATCTGACTGCATTTTCAACATCACCGCTAGACTTTAAGAAGCCCTCCCACTTGTTCATAACATCAAGATTTGCTTTAGCAACAGCAGTTGGGTCTTTCAAGTCAACCTGAAACTTGGGGGCTTTCTTAATTGCATCTTCTTCAACCAACTTACTGACAACAGCACGTTGTGGTTGATCTAGATCATAATAATTCTTACCGAATTTATCTAAGGAAATTCTTTCAGTATCACTACCAACAGACGGCCTTGGCTCTGGCTTTTCAGGCTTCATTAGTCGAGCTTTTTCTTCTTCTGCATCTTTATACTCAACGCTATTAGGCGGCAACATACGCATCTTCTGATTGAGTTCATTGATGCGGTCAGAGACTTGCAAAGGTACACCTATTGCAGCTTTACGTTCTCTATTGATTTGTGAAATCTTCACCTGAGAACTAAGAGCATTATCAGTAATCTTCATTGCTAATTCAGGAGCAGCTTGTGCATATTTTCGAGCAACTCGAAGTTGTTGAGCAGGGTCACTTGGGTCTAATTCACGCAAGATTTGCTGTTGCAAACCAATCATCTGCAACTGTGGGTCTTTAGCACCCAAAGCACCGCCAATAGCACCACCCAACTGTTGACCACCCATAGCTAGGCCGTATGAAGCCTTTTGGAAAGGATCAAGTTTTGCAAATTGCAGTGCCTGTGCTTGCATTGCTTCATTTTGCTTTTGCTGGTACAAAGCACGTTGCATAGCATCTACTTCAGGGAACATTCCTGTGACAATTGATTGTTGTTGCGGCTGTTGACCAGAAGTAAACTGAGGCTCAGAAGTAAACATTCCTCCTGATAAATTTTGTAGTTGCGTTTGTGGAGTACCTCCAGCAGCCATCTGATCAGCATTAGCTTGCATCATTGCCAAGAATTCTGGTGATGATTCGTATGGAATAAAGTCAGGGTTACTTGTATCTACAGCAACAGGATTTATAGAAATATCAGAATTACTTGCTTGTTGTGGATCAGCCACATTTATAAGCGGGGTATTATTAGACCCACCTCTAAACAAACTAATATCATTTAAATTTTGCATGATTTTTTCCTTATTGACCCCAAGAACCACCATAAGCACTTTCTGGAGTGCTATACATACTATTCCAATCACCTGCTTGTGATGGGTTGTAATTTATTGTTTGAGGTCTGTTCTCCCACCAGTTTGCAACACCTTGACCAAATTGCGGTCTACTTGCAAGATTTTGGAGAGTCTCAGCAAATGGGTTGTACGCATTGGCTTGTTGTTGAGTTGCAGCAGCACCCATTCCACCTAAAAGTAAATCTCTACCAGCATTAGCACCATAAGCAGCCGCTTGACCACCCAATCCAGCACCTAATGTCAAAGGCTGTTGTCCCATCTGCTCAATTGCCTGTCCACCGCCTAAATACGTTGTAAACGGATTCAATGCACCGACTTGACCAGCCTGATACTGACCCATCAATTGAGAACCACTACCAAACAATCCCGCACCAAATGCTGTTCTTTGTTGTCCAGCTTGATCCGCTTGACTTGCAATTTGTAAATCTTGTTGAGCTAATGCGTTGTAATATGCTTCCATCTCAGGAGAGGCAGCACCAAAGCCAGCCGCACCGCTAGGACGAGCAGAAGTAGCACCAACAGACAAACCACCACGACCCTGCTGATACAACTGGTTCTGCAACATAGCCATTGATCGTTCACGGCTAGGAGCAAGCAAATCCTGTTGCTGTGCCATGTACTTTGCCGCAACCTGTTCAGGAGATTGTGCAAGATACTGCTGACCCAAGCCAAACAGTCCTTGTGCGCTTTGTTGAAGCGGAGCATATTGTTGCTGCGCCTGTTCAGCCTGAGTCAATGCACCGCCAGTAAGAGCCTGTAGACGGTCTTGGTAAGCCTTTAACTCAGGACTGACGTTGTAGCCAGCACCAATTAAGTTACCTTGTTTATCAGTCTGAAAGTTAGATGTGCCATAACGAGTAGTTACTCCAACAGGACGAAACCTTGCCGTATCTGCTGCTATTTTTGCTGCTTGTATTTGAGCATTGGCTGATGTACGAGCCGCATTTGCCGCAGAGTTACCCTGCATTGCTCCACCAAGTAGCGACATTCCTCCGCTTATTAATGCTGGTTTCCATGGCATATCAATCTCCCTTAATCAAAATTTCATCTACTTTAGACGAGTCTGTCTCGTCAGTAGCGTGGATACAAAACCAAACACAATCTGTTATTGCCTTAACGCCATGCGTCAAACCAGCTTTAATTTCAATACAAGCAGGAGCTTCAATAATCTCTAACTCCTCACCTTTCAACACTACCACTTTACCTTTAGCCAAAATAGACAGATGACTAAAGTTGTGAGTATGCTTTAGGATCGACATTCCAGCAGGAAACACAGATTCCTTGGCATACAAACCATCAGAAAAGTGGTGTGTAATCATGCCCAAGTTCCAACACTAGTGTTTGCGCCCGATGCGCCAATTGGATAGATCATAAAGTAGCTACCCGCTGCTGTGGTGTATGCGCCGCCCGGCGCTGCTGATAATGTGTATTGCGGAATGAATGTGCCGCCAGCGTTGACTGAGACTGTGCCTTTTATGTTGAACATAAGAAAAACAGTGGCTGACGTTGAAGCTCCTGTCATGGCTGTTGCTGCCGCTGTTTGAATAAATGCTTGAACCGTGTCTGTTGTAGATAGGTTAAGAAAACCAGTGTTGTTAGATTTTTCAATAACGCCATAGGCAATATTATTTAGTGTGGCTGTACCACCAAAACCTAAACTAAAAGTGTTCGATGTAGTACCCGCTGATTTAGACAGCGCAATCATTGCGTCAAATTCATACACAGTGCTTGCTGACAGCGTTACACCAACACCAAATATGTTTTGTGCGCCTGTTGCGTTAGCACCAGCAAGCGCAGAATCAAGTCTGTAATACTGCTGAGTAGACTGAGGAACAATTGCACCACCCATTCCAGCAATATTAGATGGTGATGTCGCCCATGCTCCTGCTGTTGCTTGAGTTGACTCAACATATCCAATAATTCTAAATGGAACATTAGTTCTAGCAGTGGTTGAGTAAATTACTGCTCCACTGTCTGCTGTTCCAGTACCACCTTCAGCAGTTGTACTAATCAAACTACGCTCGTCTAACAGTCCAGAATAATTTGGATTAACAACAGCCAATTCAACTGTTCCAGCGTTATCTATAGCCAAGACAGCTAATTTGGATGCTACTGCGCTAACTGTACCAAGTGTAGAGCCATTGGAAACAGTCATTGAAATAGCAGCAGTGACATTTCTTGTTGTTGTCGTCCCTGAAGATGCAGTAGATGATCTAAAATCTAATGAACAAGGATTTAATCCCAATGTCAGTATATTTGTCGCAACAGTCGCAGTTATTGTCGGAATTTGCTTGTAAGGTATATTTGAACTACTCTCAAAAGCAAACGACCAACTCGCAGCAGTTGTTCCTGTAATAAGAATACAAGTACATCTAACAGCAGCACCAGCAGGAATCAATGTGATTGTGTTTGCACCACTTGATTGAACAGTTACAACCCCAGTTGAGTTGTTAACAATCAAATAACTAAGTCCAAGTGCAAGTGTACTTGTAACAGGCAAAACAACTGTTTGAGTTGTTGAACCAGTAAAAAACTGTTGATTATTACTAGCAGATGTTAATGTTGTTGTTCCAGCAGCCGTTGCCGTAGTGGTATAACCCAACTTAATATTATCAATAACAGGCAAAACAGCATTGCTTAAAGTAGTTACACCTGTGGCAGATAGTGTTGTAAATGCTCCTGTACTTGGGGTAGTTGCACCAATAGTAGAACTATCAATAGTAGAAGTTGTTATTGTTGCGCCTGCTAATGTTCCTCCACTAGCATCTAGTTTTGTAGCAACAGCAATTGCAATATTTGCAAACTCAGTATTGATTTCAGTACCTTTAACAATTTTTAAAGGGTTACCAGATGCAAGTGCATCCTTGGTTGCAAAATTTGTTGTTTGCGTGTAATTTGACATTTTTTCCCCTTATGCAATCTTGCCATTTTTGGCTTGAAGTTCAATCTTTTGAATGGATAATTGACTTCCATTTATATCCATTTCAACACCTATTTGAACAATTTTCCCTTTACTTGTTGCATTTGTTTCTATTGTCGTTAATGCAACTCCAGATGTGTAATATGCTACTACTGTGGCATTTGCACCGTATTCAGCAATACCATATTCAGCAGTTGTTTGAGTAGGTATATTTACCTGTGATGAGTAATAATTTCCTGTGAAATCATATCCCCACTTTAAGGTTACCAATTGATTAGAACCGCCAACAACAATAACCTTTATCTTCTTCAGAATAGAGGTGACATTTATATCACCAAGATCAGAATTGTTTGTGTAGTATGCCAGCCTATATGATGTTGCATTGTCCAAGTATGTGCCATATTTTCCAATATAGCCATTCTTGCCAATCAACAAATCACCATTACGTCTTGCACAAAAAGATGTTGGCTCAATACTGTCCCAAATCGTTGACCTAGAAGAACCATCTTGCATGATTCCTTTTGTATCAAATGCATAAACGTATTTTGATGTTGGTAAATTTAACAAGTAAAGAGCATTCGTTTCAGAATATATGGCTTTTATATTTGATGCAGTTTCACCAGAAACAGCACTCATCAAATCATTACGCACATTCTTAGACAAATCACGCTCAGGAGAAGACTTCTCTTGTATCGTTCTCATCAAAGAACGAACACCAGAGTTGGATAGGAACAACACATCAGTACTGGTAGTCTGAATGCTATCCCTAGAAATACAACCAATGCCCTCAACAGTGTCACTCAATTGCATTGAAGCTGGTGTAGTCGCACCTTGATAAATCAGAATCTGACGCTTACCAAAGATAAACAGAAAGCCATTGTGTGCGGCAAGACCTGTAATCTCATCAGCACCATTAACCCACACACGGTCTACATTCAAAGAACCTGACGTACCTGTTGACCAAACATGACCAGCAATCAAGTCAGAGAAAAAGACTGTTGCATTGTTGGTTGTAGTATTTGCCGCCCACAATCTACCAAAAGCAGATATAACGATGTTTGCTGATGGGACTGTAGCTACGTAACCTGTCTTTTCAGATACCCTGCGATATGTTGTAGTTGAGACAGTAGGATCAAATATCAGTGGATCATGGCCTGATTGAAAGAAGTATGTGATGCTATTAAGTGAAGCACATTGCCAATTGTTAGCGGTAATGGTTGGTGTTGTACCGCCACCCCCATAGGTCAATTCAACCACAGCATTAGAGCCATCAAGTTTGAATAACTTTAAATTTCCAGCAAATACAACAGTCAAAGTTCCATCTGCTTGCACTAATTCATGGATGACAGTTACATCATTTGCACCTAAATCACCACTAGAAGAATTTACCTTAGAGTATCCTTTGCGAGAACCGATCCGACCATACTGGTCAATAATTGCATTTTGAGCAACTAAGGCAAATCCAAGAGACAAATCAAGAGGCGATTCTTGGGTATTCAACCCCTGAAAGCCGGGGGCTGTTAAAGAATAAGTTTGTAGTGCTTGACTCATGTTGCCACAAACTCTTGATTTTCAGGATAGCGAGTGCCTTCCAATGCAATGTAATCAGCCAACATAGCTTTGTAAAGCAAATAAGCCTCAGATGAAGATAGACCACCATCTTCACCACGCTCAACCAATGCACGAGCATAAGCATTCTGAGATACTAAAGTGTCAGCAACAAGAACAACAGTTGAACCTGAAGATAAGGTAGCCTGTGGCACTGTCAAGGCGAACTTGATGGTATATACGCCATCAGGGATTGGATAAAGATTTACCTTAGTGTCATAGCTACCATCAACCCCATCAAAAGCAAATTCAGTAGGGATTGAATTGACCAATGGCGTAAAGTTTAGCTTGCGGTTCATATCCACAAAGCTGATGTTTGTAAGACCAACATTGCTTGTGGTGTTGATTACATCCATTACTTGAAACTTCTGACCAGCACCCGTCAAAGAATAAGCCGCTGTAGATGATGCAGTAGTGACTGTGATGGTTTGACCCAAAACATTCCACGAAAAGGCATCTTCAATCTGACGTTTTGCATCATTTACAAACTTGCCAATTAAGGAAGAATAAGTTGTTTCGGAAACAGTAGAAACTGTTGCTTCACGCAACCTTACGAGTACATCGTTTACAAGTTCAAGGTAGGTCATGCTCTTGTCAACCCTTCTTCTTCAAATGTGGCTATAAAACTAAATGTGCTTGCAGACTCAGTGGTTATTTTAATTTTGTCGCCTTCTTCTAAAACAATGTAAGCATTCCCATCGAACTGTAAATAATTCTTTGATGTGAAATTGTATTGAGTCAATATATCAAGGGTTGTATTAGCACTTGCATCAAACCATTGAACAGTAATGTGCTTGGTAGAACCGCCTGTATTGTGGATATACATTACAGTAAATTTAGAGTAATAGCCAGTAGGACAGGTATAGACTGTAGTGTCTACTGCCGCTGTAGGACTAATACCAACTGATAATGCTCTCATTTTGCTTTTGCCTTGTTCCTTGCGGATATAGCTTGAGCTTTTGCCTTTGCGTCAGCCTTTGAGGTTGCACCCCATGCCTTAAGCGAAAGAAGCAGTCTTGTTGGTTCACCATCCTTGTACTCTGCACCGCTGTTACCAGCCATACGAGCCAAGAAACTTGCCCTGCGAGGGTTATCCCCCGACTTTACTGGAGGCTTCAAATTGCCACCAGTTTCTTGATTATAAGATGATCTCCCCTTGGCATTCAAGCCGCCTTTTGGATTTTGACCAGCTTTTGTTTGCCAAGTGGGTGTTTTCATCTATTTCATCTTCTTCTTAGGTTTAGTCATTCCTGCTTCAGACAATGCAATTGCAACTGCTT